ATTGAGGCAAAACTATTAGACGAACACGCTAAAAAGCAAGAGGCTCAAGAAGTTACTGAAGAGCCAGTTGCTGAGGTAAAAGAAAATGTTTCTGATGTAAAAGAAGAAACACAAACTCCCGTGTCAGAGTTAAGTGACACAGATGTTCTTTCATATATTAAAGAGAGATATGATAAAAACATAAATTCAGTTGATGAATTGTTTGCTCAGAAAAAAGAAAACGAACCATTACCTGAAGATGTTGCAGCATATTTCAAATATAAAAAGGAAACTGGTCGTGGCATCGAAGACTTTTATAAATTACAGAAAGACTACGATAACATGGACGGTGACCAACTGTTAGCTGATTATTATGGCGCTACCGAAGAAGGTTTAGACGCTATAGATATTCAAGATATGATGGAGGATAAGTTTAGCTTTGATGAAGAGATGGACGATCCAAAAGATATCAAGAAAATTAAATTAGCTAAAAAACG